TTACTCTGCAGGTGAAGTCGGCCACTCAATATCAGGTGCGGTTGATGTATCAACACGGTTCAGCAACACCCGATACTTCTTCCAGGCTTCCAGCAACGAGTTTTCTTCCTCCGTTGCGATCTCCAGATCTACAGCATCCTGAAGTGGCGCAATATGCTCACTGAATTCCTGGATGTAGAACTGTGTGGTGACGGTCTTCCAGCCATTCGGCTCCTGCTGTATCGAAGCATACCAGGCTATTTCAATATCGCTATGCTGCGGCAGCATTTAACCCCTTGTAATTCATCGCCATAATTGATTTAATTCATAAACAAAACTATAACATGGTGAAATTAATGAAAAAAAACACACATGATGGGGCTAAAATTTACACACCACTTACCCTAAAGCTTTATGACTGGTGGGTTTTGGGAGTATCAAATCGTCTTGCATGGGGATGTCCTACAAAGGAACACCTTCTTCCACACTTTCTGGAACATTTAGGTAACAACCATCTGGATATTGGTGTTGGAACTGGGTTTTACCTTACTCACGTACCTGAGAGTAGTCTGATATCTTTAATGGATTTGAACGAAGCTAGCCTGAACGCGGCATCTACAAGGGCTGGGGAATCAAAAATTAAACATAAAATTAGCCATGATGTTTTTGAACCTTATCCCGCGGCGTTACATGGTCAATTTGATTCCATTTCCATGTTTTACCTTCTTCACTGCCTGCCTGGAAATATATCTACAAAAAGCTGTGTAATACGCAATGCTGCGCAGGCCTTAACTGACGATGGAACTCTATACGGAGCCACAATTCTTGGCGATGGAGTTGTGCACAATAGCTTCGGTCAAAAACTGATGCGCATTTACAATCAGAAAGGCATCTTTTCAAACACAAAAGATTCCGAAGAAGGCTTAACACATATACTCTCAGAGCATTTCGAGAATGTTAAAACCAAGGTTCAAGGTACTGTAGTAATGTTTTCCGCTTCAGGGAAAAAATAGCATCCAACCGCAGCACGTTCTTGCTTAAGACGTGCTGCGGCATAATCCCAATGATTACTCCCTGACAGGGTTCGTAGGCCACTCAATATCAGGTGCAGTTGATGTATCAACACGGTTCAGCAACACCCGATACTTTTTCCAGGCTTCCACCACCAGCACGACAAGATGCCGCATACAGTGACCCAGTCAGTCCAGTTTCCAGACAACTAGTGCGTCACCTTTTTGAAGGCGCTTTAAAGCACGTTTTAATCCAGGTCGGCCTGTCCTTGTTCCGCTTAATTTATCTTCAAATATTTGTTCACATCCTGCACAAACAAGAGCGTTTCGTTGCAGGTCTGTATTCTGGTCATTTGTTGATACCCTTACATAGCCAATCAGCACGCTGAATCTCCCGTCCAAAAGCACAAATCATGCCATGCAGGCCAGAAACGGCCATTATCTAAAACCTCGGTTTACAGGAAACGGTAAACAGGGCCAGGAACGCCGTGCAAAAGAATGGCGATACCTTGTCCGGTGGGCTTACTTTTGCAAACGACTCAATCCTTGCCTGGATTAGAAATACTGACTGGGCGAAGATTGGATTTAAAAATGATGCCGACAGCGATACTGATTCATACATGTGGTTTGAAACAGGCGACAACGGCAATGAATATTTCAAATGGAGAAGCCGCCATGGCACCACAACAAAAGACCTGATGAATCTTAAATGGGGTGCTTTGTATGTTCTTGTTAAAGCCCTTTTCGGCAGTGAAGTAAAAATATCGACAGTCAATGCACTGAGGATTTTTAATTCATCCTTTGGTGCTATTTTTCGCCGTTCTGAAGAACACCTGCATATCATCCCTACACGAGAAAATGAGGGTGAAAATGGAGATATTGGGCCATTAAGGCCATTCAACATCAACTTAAGAACAGGAGTTGTGTCTGTTGGTAATGGTGCCAGGATTGATGGCGGGCTGGCACTTGGCACGAATAACGCGTTGGGTGGGAACTCAATTGTTCTTGGTGATAATGATACCGGATTTAAACAGAATGGTGATGGTATTCTTGATGTTTACGCTAATAGTCAGCGAGTATTCCGCTTTCAGAATGGAGTGGCTATTGCTTTTAAAAACATTCAGGCAGGTGATAGTAAAAAATTCTCGCTATCCAGCTCCAACAACTCCACGAAGAACGTAGGGTTTAATTTATGGGGCACTTCATCAAGACCAACTGTTGCAGAGCTTGGTGATGATTCAGGCTGGCATTTCTATAGTCAGCGAAATACAGATAACTCAGTAACATTTGCTGTTAACGGTCAGATACAGCCCAGCAACTGGGGGAATTTTGATTCCCGCTATGTGAAAGATGTTCGCCTGGGTACGCGTGTTGTTCAATTGATGGCGCGTGGTGGTCGTTATGAAAAAGCCGGACACGCAATTACCGGATTAAGAATCATTGGTGAAGTAGATGGCGATGATGAAGCCATCTTCAGGCCAATACAAAAATACATCAATGGCACATGGTATAACGTCGTACAGGTGTAATTTATGCAGCATTTAAAAAATATTAAGTCTGGAAATCCAAAAACAAAAGAACAATATCAGCTAACAAAGAATTTTGATGTTATCTGGTTATATACAGAAGACGGTAAAAACTGGTATGAGGAAGTGAAAAACTTTCAGCCAGACACAATAAAGATTGTTTACGATGCAAATAATATTATTGTCGCCATCACCAAAGATGCCTCCACGCTTAACCCTGAAGGTTATAGCGTCGTTGAGGTTCCAGATATTACAGCCAACCGCCGCGCTGATGATTCCGGTAAGTGGATGTTTAGGGACGGAGCTGTGGTTAAACGGATTTATACGGCAGACGAGCAACAACAACAGGCCGAATCACAAAAGGCCGCATTGCTTTCCGAAGCTGAATCAGTCATCCAACCGCTGGAACGCGCTGTCAGGCTGAATATGGCAACAGACGAGGAACGCACACGACTGGAAGCATGGGAACGCTACAGTGTTCTGGTCAGCCGTGTGGATACGGCAAATCCTGAATGGCCACAAAAACCAGAGTAAAAATTAAGGCCCGATAGCGGGCCTTCTCTCATTCTGGTTGTTCGGGAAACGTTACTGGCAGGCCGGAAGTGTCTGTAGATTCGACTTTCTGCGCATAGAGCATCCACTCGGTTAATTTTTGTTTATTCTCGTCGGAAATGATGCCCAGCCGTAGCTGTGAGTCCCATAGCTGGGTTTTATCCCTGACAAGTTGCAACAGGCTTTGCTTTTCATTTTCCGCTTGTTGCCTCTGCTCTTCCTCGGTATAAGTTCGCTTTATCACTACGCCATCTTTGAACATCCATTTCCCCGAAATATCAGCCCGGCGATTTGCTGTAATATCAGGTAATTCAACGACGCTTGCACCCTCTGGATTAATTGCTGAAACATCCTTTTCAATACAAATAATAACGCCGTTATGGTCATAGACCATTTTCAAAGTGTCTGGCTGGAAATTCTTTTGTTCCTCATACCAGTTTTTTCCATCATCTGAATAAAGCCATTTGATGTTAAATTGCTTTGTTAGCTGGTATTGCTCTTTTGTTTTAGGGTTGCCAGCAGTAATGTTTTTTAAGTGCATCATCGTTAAATACTCCCCGCGTTATACCACGTCCCATTAATGCAATACTGAATTGGCCTTGCCTGAGTTGTATCAATTAATTCATCACGGTTTCCGTTAACTGAACCCGTAACGACATAACCTGACCTGTCAGACCAGCCGGGGCCTTTCCATGTCTGAACAGATGACAGACCGCCAAGGCGAATACCTGTAATAAACCTTGAGTTACATTCTGCCTGCGTATATGCACCAACATCCCCCGCAGAGGGTTTGCGTGTTGTGGTGTAAAACTCTGACCAGTTAGCTTCAAAGCCATAACCATCACGCGCTGAACGATAAAAAATACCGCCGTTCCTGTAATTCACGCGGAACTGTACAGCAGGGCAACTCCCCGCATTCATATTGAAGTGGAGGATTAATGTCGATGCACCACTGATATCTGCATCATAAACACCGCTATTCCAGTTCCAGCCAACAGCTTTATCATTTGCGACCCTGCGTCCTGTTTGCCCTAAAGCAAATGCAGGCTGCTGGTTTTTCGTGTTGTAGTCTCGTCGCCAGCCAGGAGCGTAAGCATCACCATGATTAATATAAGTGAATTGAGCGTTAGTAATTCCGCCACCGCTGGACGTGCTCGGCGTAGTAACGCGTATGGTCATTGCGCCGCGAGTGCCAATAACTTCCACCACAGCACCTGCAAGACAAATATTTCCGCAACCTGTATCTGTAATGACCTTATTATTTGCATAAGCCCATGAGCCTTTGCACATCCAGTAAGGATGGTTAAATGCCCCCTGACTCTCCAGCCACGAAATAAATTGCGCGGTTGTCCAGACCTGACTATCGCCACCAATATTCAGCCATGAGCTATATGCGCGGCAGGCACCAATATTTTTGGTGAAGGTATCTTTTCCTGGAATATCTGCGCCGTTCTGGTTTTTCTGTAATGCGCCAGAAGCCTGACTTACCGTTTCCTGTAAACCGAGGTATTCGATAACAGCGGCAACGGTCGATTTCGCAAGAATATCCCGCCCGACTTTTGTCAGGGTTGCCAGGCTGGCGACATCATTCCCCGTAAAATACGGAAACCTGTCTGCCGCAGTAGCAAGCCCGGCCAGCGCCGTCAGGGTGGCATCTTTCGGTTGCTTACCCGCAAGCGCGTTAGTCATGGTGGTCGCAAAATTCGGGTCGTTTCCCAGCGCCGCCGCCAGCTCGTTCAGCGTATTCAGTGCGTCAGGCGACGAGTCTACAAGTGCGGCAATCGCGGCCATCACATAAGCCGTGCTTGCGATCTGAGTATTATTAGTCCCTTTTGGCGCAGTTGGCGTTGTTGGCGTTCCGGTCAGCGCAGGACTGTTTAAAGGCGCTTTCTTGTTCGTTTCATCCATTACCGCCTTAACCGCTTTTGGTGTCGCAGCCAGCGTTTCAGACGGGCTGTTAGTGGCGCTACTGAGCTGAACTATCCCTTTTCGTGCCGTCGTTGCATCCTGAGCGGTATATTTTGCGTTAGCAAGGTCATATGCTGCCTTTACTGCCTTTGGTGTTGCCGCCAGTGACTCGGAAGTGCTGTTGGTCGCACTGCTGAGCTGAACCACACCTTTTTTCGTCGTGCTCGCATCTTCCAGAGATACGGCATCAGCAATATCCTCTGCCCGTTTTGCTGCTGTTTCGGCACGCGTTGCCGCGGATTCAGCAGCAACTTTGCTCTGAGATGCAGCCGTCGCACTGCCTGCCGCCTCTGATGCTTTCGTTGTTGCTGTCGTGGCACTACCTTTCGCTGCTGACGCTTGTCTGGTCGCCTCATCTTTTGAAGCAGACGCAGATGATGCCGATGACGCCGCTGAACCAGCGGACGATGCGGCTGCCGCCTTAGAGGAAGCAGCATTGTCTGCTGAAGTCTTTGCATTTGTTTCAGAGGTTTTTGCTGCAGAAGCAGACCTCGCTGCTGCAGTGGCTTGCTTAGTGGCTTCGCCAGCCTTCGTTGTGGCTGTTGAAGCGGATGATGCGGCGCTTTCTGCCGATTTTCCGGCGGCGGTGGCACTGGCTGAGGCCTGCCCGGCACTTGTTGACGCGGCACTGGCCGACGATGCAGCCGCTGTTTTTGAACCTGCCGCAGCTGAGGCACTCTGTGCTGCTGCCGTTTCAGAAGACTTAGCGTTTGTCTCAGACGTCTTTGCCGCCTTCGCGGAATTTCCTGCCGCCGTTGCCGAGGAAGCTGCACTACTGGCACTTGATGATGCATTCGTTTCTGATGATTTCGCTGCCTCTTTTGAGGCCGCCGCCCCCCGTGCCGAGGTGGCAGCTTCTGACGCCTTCGTGGTCGCTGTGGATGCAGAAGTGGCTGCCGATTTTTGTGATGCTGCGGCATTCGTTTCTGACGTTTTCGCGGCACTGGCGCTGGTAGCTGCCGCGCTTTTTGATGACTCTGCAGCAGCAGCACTTTTCGCTGCTTCACTGGCCTTTGTCGATGCCGTTCCTGCGCTGGAAGACGCTGACTGAGCCGACGACGCGGCCTGTCCGGCTGACGTGCTGGCTGCGCGTGCTGAGCCTGCAGCATCAGTCGCATGGGTTGCCGCCTCACGGGCTGATGTGCTGGCATCACTGGCTGACTTCTTCGCGGCTGCCGTGTTCTGTGCCACTGCGGACGCGTTACGCGCCACCTCTTCCACCATCAGTTCAAAACGGCGCAGTGCCTCCGGACGGGCATCATCCTCCGTCATGGCACCGAGAAAATCATTCAGCGTACCGGGTCGGGAATCTTCATACACGGTGATGGTCCCGGCATGTGACGGCGGGAATCCGTCCACCAACAGAATAACGCTGTACTGACCGTACTCAACGTCCATGCTGTAACGCCCGGCTTCATCCGGATTTTCTGAGGCCAGCGTGTTCACCACCACCGTGGTGCTGTTACGTTTTGCTTTCAGCTGGATTGTGCAGTTCTGTACTGGTTTTCCTGTGCCGTCTTTCAGTACACCTGAAATCTTTACTGCCATATTCACCCCACAAAAAAGCCCGCCTGAACCGGCGGGCTGTCATAACACTGTGTTACCTGGCTAATCAGAATTTATAACCGACACCCACGATGAACCCGTCAGTGCGCCAGTCACCACTGCCGGAGCCTTCATAAGCAAGGTCAATGGCCACGGATTCGGTCGGGTTAAACTGCACGCCAGCCCCCCACGCCAGAGACGTGTTGCTGTGGCGACCGTCATCACTTCCGGTCAGCACATCGTGCGTTTTCCCCTTGTTGTCAGTTACGCGAAGATAATCCCCGGAGAAAGTCGACACACGGCTGTAAGCCACACCCGCCATCGCATACGCGCTGAACCATTCATTCACGCGCACAGACGGCCCCGCCATCACGCTGAACCAGCGGTTACGCACGGAATCTTCATGCCAGCGGGTATCGCTGTAATGCGTTTTTTGCTCATCTTTGGCATTGGCATAACTGAATGACGTCACCAGCCCCAGCGTGTCCGTAAATTCATAACGGTATTTCACGTTAATGCCCTTCAGGTCATCACTGCCTGGCATATCAGTATGGGTCTGAAGATACCCGGCGCTTAGTGTGGACTGATGCTCTGCTGCGCTCGCTGGCGTACCAGCGGCAACCAGCCAGACTACTGCGGACAGAATAACAGCACATAATTTACGCATAATTACCTCTCGCTTTTCTGCAATAAAAAAGGCACCATTTCTGGTGCCCGTATCTGGGTTATAAAATTCAGCTAATCGTGATGCCTGTAGTGGCTTTCTTCATCACCACAACCAGCAAATCGCTGATACTTGCTGTGGGATACCAGTTATTTACCAGCCATGCTGACACCGAAAACTCCAGTGTCATGTGACCGTGACCGGCAGGCATATCAATAACGCCACTGTAAATCAGCGTATTATCCAGCGCGGTACGGTTATAAATTTCAGCACCGTTTTTCCGCACTATCAGACGGCATGAGGAGTAAATATCAGTATGCTCTCTCTCATGCTTAGCGCCACTGAATGCCACCGCCGGAATAACAATCTGCCGGTCAAACGGCTGATCGTCATAAACCCTGACGGTAATGGTTCCTGATGGCCACCGCTCCGGTGCACGGGAGTCCCGGGGGAAAGCTTTGCCCACTGTTTTAACGAGATCGCCTTCAATCTGGTTGGCGGACAGTTTTCCCAGAACCCGACAGTTCTCGTTAATCGTGACGTTGTTGAGCGTCCCGGAGTTCGCATTCACGTTACCGCTGATATCGGCATTTTTCGCCGTCAGCCGCCCGTCCGGTGTCAGGGAAAATGCCGGAGGATTACCGCCGCTGGTAATGGTGGGAGCCGTCAGGCGTTTCAGGAACACTTCGTTCATGAATATCTGATCGCCCTGACCAACAAACATCGGCTTTGTGTTGCCATTCGCAGGATTAATCATCGCAATCCTGTCTGCCGCCAGCAGCACCTGACTCTGCATGCCGTCAGGGGTGTTCTCAATACCGGCACCAATACCCGCGATATAAAGGCGTCCGTCCTGCATCTGCTGCAGCTTCACAGCCCACATGCTGTTCAGGTTATTATTTGTATCAACCTGAACCTTCTGTATCTGCTGAATTGCCGCACTCTGGTCTTCCAGTTTCTTATTGACGGTCTGTGTGATTTCATTGCTGACATCCGTAATGGATGTCCTGATTTCAGCCAGGTCAGGCGCAAGCTGACCGTTATCAATCTGCGTCCACAGCTCCTGAGCCAGATGGGTTTTCCCTATCTCGCCTTTGAAAAAATCCAGATATTCGCCCTCCTGAGAGACGGGATTTACGTGCATCCAGTGCATCACGCATGACGGTGATCGCATCGGTGCTGTTAACAAGTTCATCAGCCAGTCCGGCATCAATGGCCTCCTGACCGCTGTACACTGCAGCTTCGGTATCCAGCACAGCCTGCACGGACAGGCCGGTATATGCCGACACCTTCTGCGCAAACATCCGGCGGGTTGCGTCCATCCGGGACTGCAGTGTCTCCCGGACGTCATCAGGAAGATGGCTGTAGGGGTTGCCATCCACCTTATGGCTGCCGCTGTAAATCAGCGTGATTTCCACCCCCTGTTTCTCCAGCGCAGCACCGTAATTACTGTGAGCCATCATGACGCCGATGGAGCCTGTCCGGGCGGTCTGTGTGACCAGACGCCGGGAGGCGGCGCTGGCAAGCAGCTGACCTGCACTGCAGTTCATGTCGTTGGCCAGCGCCCATACCGGTTTTATGTCACGCACACGGGCGATGATGTCAGCACAGTCAAATGCTCCCGCCACCATTCCGCCTGGCGTGTCCATATCCAGCAGAATGCCGTCCACCATCGGGTCGCTGGCAGCCTGTTGCAGACGGGCGATAATGCCGTTGTAACCGGTCATCCCCGAATACGGCTTCAGCGCCCGCGTCCGGCTGACCAGCGTGCCGGACACCGGCAGCACGGCGATGCCGTTCATGACCTGATAACTGCGGGCCTGTCGTGGTCCGTCACCATCACCGGATAACGCCAGCGTCGCGGGTGCCTCTCCGGCTGTCAGGCTGTCGCCGGACACCGCATCCGTCAGGCGGCTGATCCCAAGCTGGCCTGCAAGCGCACAAAAGAAAACCCGCGCATAGGCGGGTTCAAGCATCAGCGGCTCATTAAAAGCCATGCTGGCAATATGCGGGAGATTACGCAGCTCTGCTGTCACTCTTCTCCTCCTCTGTTGATTGTCGCAGCCCGGATTCAAATGCCGCAGCCGCCCAGGCGGGCGGTTTAAGACCGGCTGCACGGCGCTCCATCGTTTCACGGACCTGCTGGGCAAAAATTTCCTGATAGTCGTCACCGCGTTTTGCGCACTCTTTCTCGTAGGTACTCAGTCCGGCTTCTATCAGCATCACCGCTTCCTGTACTTCTTTCAGACCATCGATGGCCATACGACCGGAGCCTATCCAGTCACAGTTCCCCCAGGCGCTGCGGGCTTCCTGAAAGCTGAAACGCGCTTTTGAAGGTAACGTCACCACGCGGCGAGCGATGGCCTCTTCCAGCCAGCACAGAAACATCTGGCTCGCCTGACGGGATGCGACGAATTTTCGCCGCCCCATAAAGTGCGCCCACGACTCGTTCGCGCTGGCCCGTGCCGTGGAGTAGCTCATCTGGGCGTAATTCCGGGAAAGCTGCTCATACGAGACACCCAGCCCGGCAGCGATATACCGCAGCAGTGACTGCTCAAACACGGAGTAGCCGTTATCCGTATCCTGAGCCGTCTGCAGGTTCAGTGAGTCACCCGGCATCAGGTGCGGTACTTTTGCGCCTCCCAGCCGGACCGGCGCTGCGGCGTAATACGCGGCAATTTCACCAATCCAGCCGGTCAGCCTGTCCCGCTGCTCCTTACTGTTCGCGCCCAGAATAAAATCCATCGCTGACTGCGTATCCAGCTCACTCTCAATGGTGGCGGCATACATCGCCTTCACAATGGCGCTCTGCAGCTGCGTGTTCTGCAGCGTGTCGAGCATCTTCATCTGCTCCATCACGCTGTAAAACACATTTGCACCGCGGGTCTGCCCGTCCTCCACGGGTTCAAAAACGTGAATGAACGAGGCGCGCCCGCCGGGTAACTCACGGGGTATCCATGTCCATTTCTGCGGCATCCAGCCAGGATAGCCGTCCTCGCTGACGTAATATCCCAGCGCCGCACCGCTGTCATTAATCTGCACACCGGCACGGCAGTTCCGGCTGTCGCCGGTATTGTTCGGGTTGCTGATGCGCTTCGGGCTTACCATCCGGAACTGTGTCCGGAAAAGCCGCGACGAACTGGTATCCCAGGTGGCCTGAACGAACAGTTCACCGTTAAAGGCGTGCATGGCCACACCTTCCCGAATCATCATGGTAAACGTGCGTTTTCGCTCAACGTCAATGCAGCAGCAGTCATCCTCGGCAAATTCTTTCCATGCCGCTTCAACCTCGCGGGAAAAGGCACGGGCTTCTTCCTCCCCGATGCCCAGATAGCGCCAGCTTGGGCGATGACTGAGCCGGAAAAAAGACCCGACGATATGATCCTGATGCAGCTGGATGGCGTTGGCGGCATAGCCGTTATTGCGTACCAGATCGTCTGCGCGGGCATTGCCACGGGTAAAGTTGGGCAGCAGGGCTGCATCCACACTTTCACCCGGTGGGTTCCACGCCCGCAACTGCCCACCAAATCCGCTGCCACCGCCGTGATAACCGGCATATTCACGCAGCGATGTCATGCCGTCCGGTCCCAGAAGGGTGGGAATGGTGGGCGTTTTCATACATAAAATCCTGCAGGTCCCCTGCGTCGCTGTGTCATGCCGGTCTGCACCTCCAGCTCCGCAATGTATTTTTTCAGGTCAGACACGGAAGTGGCCGTAAACTCCACTCGCCGTCCGTCTTTCTGTACCGTTGCCACCCGTTTACCTGTCATCAGGTCATGCAGTGCCGCACGGGCAGCGGCAAGTTCTTCCTGTCGCGTCATTCATCCTCTCCGGATAAGGCACGGGCGTAATCTGCCAGTGTTTTCTTGTTGGTTGCTGCACCATCCTCTTCCTGCAGGCTCGCCAGCAGTGCACTGAGATCCAGCTGCCAGCGGGAAATACTGATGCGCAGCGCCGCCAGCGCATAAACGAAGCAGTCGAGTGCCTCATTGCGTCGCTTTTTGCTGTCCCACAGTATTTTTTTCCTGCCATCCACCCATTTTTCGACCTGCTCTTCAGCAGTCAGCTGCTGCGCTTCGGTCAGATCAAAAATATCCGGGTTATTCGGGAAGTGAACGGCACCGGGAAGCGGTTCATCCCCTTCCGGCGTCAGTGTGAAGCGGTTATAAATCTGCTCTTTCGCGGTATCCGTACCGATTTCGGTAAGGTAAACTCCGTTTTTGTTTCGCTTACGTGGCATGCTGGCCACCGGCTTTCCGTAGACGGATGCCCCTTTAATGGGGATCACCCGGAACAGCCCATGTTTTTTCGAGCGTTCATACACAATGGTCGGGTCAATCCCGCCAGTATCCCAGCAGATACGGGATACCGACATTTCTGCACCATTCCGGCGGGTATAGGTTTTATTGATGGCCTCATCCACACGCAGCAGCGTCTGCTCATCGTCGTGGCGGCCCATAATAATCTGCCGGTCAATCAGCCAGCTTTCCTCACCCGGCCCCCATCCCCATACGCGCATTTCGTAGCGGTCCAGCTGGGAGTCGATACCGGCAGTCAGGTAAGCCACACGGTCAGGAACGGGCGCTGAATAATGCTCTTTCCGCTCTGCCATCAGCTCGGCATCCGGACGTTCACCGATTTTCGCTTCCCATGTCTCACCGAGCGTGGTGTTCACGAAGGTTTTACGTTTTCCCGTATCCCCTTTCGTTTTCATCCAGTCTTTGACAATCTGCACCCAGGTGGTGAACGGGCTGTACGCTGTCCAGATGTGAAAGGTCACACTGTCAGGTGGCTCAATCTCTTCACCGGATGACGAAAACCAGAGAATGCCATCACGGGTCCAGATCCCGGTCTTTTCGCAGATATAACGGGCATCAGTAAAGTCCAGCTCCTGCTGACGGATGACGCAGGCATTATGCTCACAGAGATAAAACACGCTGGAGGGATCATCCGGCATCCATTTGAGGCCAAACGGCGTCTCTTTGTCGCCAAATTTAAGGTGCTGCTCCTCCCCGCAGTGCGGGCAGGCAACATGAAAACGCATAAAATGCGGGGATTCACTGGCTGCACGCTCAATCTGGCAGGTGCCTCTCACTTTGGGCGTGGAGCCACGGATGGACTTTGGCCAGACCGAGCCTTCAATACGTTTGTCGCCAAGGAACGTCGGAGAGCCTTCCTGTTCAATATCCTCATCAAAGGCAGCAAGTTCATCATAACCCGCCACATCCACCGACTTTTCACGGTAGTTTTTTGCCGCTTTACCGCCCAGGCACCAGAAGCCACGACCATTGGAAAAACGCTTCATGGTGAGCGTGTTATCCCGGTGCTTTTTGCCATACCACGGAGCCAGCGCCAGCAGCGACGGAATATCACGAATAGTCGGCTCAACGTGGGTTTTCATAAAGTTCTCGGCATCACCATCCGTCGGCAACCAGATAAGGGTGTTGCGCTGCTTATGCTCTATAAAGTAGGCATAAACACCCAGCAGCATTTTGGAATAACCGACACGGGCAGACTTCACCACATTCATCTCACGGATGTAGTCGCTGCCCATCGCATTCATGATGGCCCGCTGAAAGGGCAGTGTTTCCCAGCGCCCTTCCTGGTATGCGGATTCTTTCGGGAGATAGTAATTAGCATCCGCCCATTCAACGGCGGTCTGTGGCTCCGGCCTGAACAGGGCACGAAGCCCGGCGCGTACATCACGCCGCAGAATATCAATCTGACTGTTCGATATATTCACTCAGCAACCCCGGTATCAGTTCATCCAGCGCGGCTGCTTTGTTCATGGCTTTGATGATATCCCGTTTCAGGAAATCAACATGTCGGTTTTCCAGTTCCGGAAAACGCCGCTGTACCGAGAGAGGGATCCCGTCAAGAATACTGGCAATTTCACCTGCGATCCGTGACAGCACGAAAGTACAGAATGCGGTTTCCACCACTTCTGCGGAGTCTCTGGCATTCTTCAGCTCCTGTGCGTCGGCCTGCGCACGCGTAAGTCGATGGCGTTCGTACTCAATAGTCCCAGGCTGGAGATCTGCCTCACTGGCAGCCCTGTAATCCTCAACCTCTTTACGGAGTTTTTCATTTTCGATATCAGCCTCCCTCTGCGCATACCACTGAATTGCCATGGAGGTATCAAATACAGATTCAACGCCCTTACCACCTCCGGAGACGCAAGGGAGTCCCTGAGACTGCCAGCGTTCAATCGTTCGCGGATCCACGTTGAAAATTTCGGCAAGTTTCTTTTTATTAACCTTCATGAAACAGTCTCACAACAAGCACAGGGTCCGACATGAAAGTGCCCGAAAATGACTTTTTTAGGCGTTTTCATGTCGGACCTTTTACGGATTCGATATTAGAAAAAACAAATAGTTATGTTCGAGAAGTACCGACATGATTTTCCCCGGAAAATTTTCATAAATAGCGAAAACCCGCGCGCCTTCCGCCCCGTGGCAGGCCACCCCACCGGAAGGACCCGCACAAATGAGAGCTTTTATCATTAACATTTACAGATAAGATGACGTACATCATTGAAACGCCATTCAGCCATATACCGGCAGCATTCGTAGTTGCACTCCGTAACCCTGCGACTAAGGTTGAAAGCATGGCCATCTTTTTGCCACCGGCAAATCTTCAATGGATTTCCCCTGCCGGTTTTTTATTTCTCACATTATCGCAGCCACTCAGTGTGAAGGGCTGCTGTAATGCCGCAATCTTTTTTAACATGAAAAAGGCCGCAGAGCGGCCTTTATGGTTTATTGACAATTGATTAAGACGTGTGGCACTTATTGGCACACCAATAGCAACCATTCACCCGGGAATATCCTTTGGCCTTTGCCTCTGTTACCGCCGAAGAACAATCACTATAGTAACCAAGGTAATCGCGGTTAGCTACAGCAGGAAGATATGAACATTCCTCAGCATGCACCTCATGATCGCCATTGCTCTGAGCATTTTTGTTCACGTAATAGTGTTTAAAAACCATTGTATAACTCCATGTTGACGCTGATATTCAGCATTAACATGCTATATCACCAATTACACAAACATAAGCTTGTTATTTCAATTAGTTGATAACGATCACCACTGAACTTTGGACTTGCGAAATTCAAATGTTTTTCTGACTATTATTGGGCCGATAAACAGATATTATTTGAGCGTTTTGGTTCATTACATAAGCAATATCTCCATCTTTCAGAATGACTTTCCCATCCTTTCCCGATACGGCAATACTCCGCTGCTCTGGATGATAGCCAATGCTACGCCCGCAATGGAGCTCTTCCCCACCATTTTGAGACATGACTTTTACAGTTAACATTTTTCTGCTCCTATTTAGATGCCCTTTCCATCCGGGCCACTGTTCAAAGTAAATTTAGATTCAACAATATTCTGCTCTTACAGGCGATCAGTTCTGCATACACTGCCTGGCACTTTCGACAATTTCGCAGACCTGCGAGGCCGTATCGAAAAGCTGGCGCACCTTATCCAGGCTAACGCATCCCACCAGGAAAAAAGGCACCAGTATCGCTACCAGTGCCCATTTCGCCGCCGTTCGCGGCATTCTGTGTGTCCAGTGTTTTCGGCTCATAAACCACCTGGTTATTAGCACTTCAACTGAAAGTGAGGCCCGTCTTTCAGTGTTTTCCAGTCCCCGCCCCATTCGATGGCAGTTCCCAGCTCTGCGGCAGCCTGCTTAAATGCCTGCGCGATTTTCTCGTACAGAGGCCAGTCCCATGACACCTGGCTACCAATGTAGGCCACAACATCCACCGCATCACCGGTCAGGTGGCGGCTGTTCATGGTCTGGCTTTTCCCTTCCGCGACCAGCTGCTTCTGGCGATACTTACTGCGCAGGCCTTCCGTAATACCGAAGTCAACCTCCGTCAGCTCCAGCGCACGGCGAACAACAGCAACCAGCTGTGGTTTGACGCCCTCCAGATTTTTCTCACTTCGACGACTGAATCTGAATTTACCGGGCATACTCACCTCCGTAATGAAAGGATTTTTGATACGTTCCCGCGTGCTCGTATCACCAGCACGCAGAACACCAGGTTAATCAGGACGACCAGCCAGTTACCGGGTGGAAAGCGACCACACAGATAACAAAGTGGCGCAAAGGCATACAGCAGCATCAGCAGCCAGGCCAGCCACGACATCAGCGGTTTATGTCTGGAATCACCACGACGATAAAAAAAGAGCGTCAGCACGATAACCGTGCTTAACACCACATTCAGTAATCCGGGAAGGTTACTTAACATTACCGCCTCCACCCCGCAGACGGGAGAACACACCGGACACCAGCGATGCAATATCCTGCTGGTGGATGAACGACAGAATCTTCACCGACACCACCGATACCAGCACCGCACACAGCGCATCTGCCGATGTACCGTCATACCCTGTTTTTGATGCAATCCAGGCTGACAGCACACGCGCTCCCAGCACGCCGACAATAAACGACACCAGAAAATGCGCCACCACGCGCCAGACTGAAAGTGACTGCGGCATCGTTGCCACAAATAACGCCCCGGCGAACGCGCCAAACACAATCCCGAAATCCATCCCGGTAAACAGCCCGAATACCGTCGCGCCACCCAGCGCCGCAGCCGTGCCGGAACCGGATAAGGGTTCAGACATACTTCCTCCTGAAAATAAAAAAAGGGCCACCAGCGACCCGTAAAAAAACACCCCGTCAAAGGCACCCGCAGATGCCTTTTGTGTGATGTTATTCAGATTTTCGCAGTAAAGGCCGGAGCACGATCAGCGCCATCGCCACCAGCACACCATCTGCCAGCACTGACATCAGTCGTCCGGTGAAATCCACCATCACTACCAGAAACAACAGGATGACAGCCAGCACAAGGCGCGCACTTTTCACAGGTACTGCTCCAGCGGCAACTGCAGCGCCTGCGCAATTTTCTTCAGTTGCGCTTCTTCTTCCTGACCGATACCGTCCTGGTCAGCGATATCCAGACACAGACACAGCACATTCACAGTATCATCAGTATCTGCAACATCAGTCAGCTGACGAAGGGCTTCAGCATTAGCAGAACGCGGTGGCGCTTCATAACGGGCGCGGATATGAAAAAGGCCCGCCAAAGCGAGCCTGGAAAAATAAGCGTGGCGCGTTGTACTGGATTCGAACCAGTGACCGATTGCTTAGAAGGCAATTGCTCTGTCCGGCTGAGCTAACAACGCATAATGCAGATAATGGATTGCCATCGGGGACCCGAGCCCCACACAGCCAGTTTCGAAAGCTGGCACTCTCTGTCGATGAGCTAATGGCGGTATGTGATGGTGGCCCTTGCTGGATTTGAACCAGCGACCTGGCGATTATGAGTCGCTCGCTCTCACCACTGAGCTAAAGGGCCGGGAGCAGAATAATAATGGTGCGTAATTAATTCTGCAATCTCATCCGTTTCAAACGATTAAATCCTGAACTTCCCTGACTGTCTGTTCAAAACGTCCTGTCTCCAGCTCAACACCAATCGCACAACGCCCCAGTGCCATCGCCGCTTTTACCGTTGAACCTGAACCCATAAAAAAATCTGCAACCAGGTCTCCCGGACGACTGCTCGCGTTGATTATCTGCTGCAGCATTTCTGCCGGTTTTTCGCACGGATGTTTTCCTGGATAGTACTGCACCGGTTTATGCGTCCAGACATCGGTGTACGGAACCTGCGCCGTCACACCGAAATACCGCCGCAAATTTTTATATTCACTCAGCAGTTCCGTGTACTGCCGGTTCAGCTCACTGTATGTGCTGACCAGCTGGTGGTGTGGCTTTTCCAGTTCCCCGCGCTGATGTTTTTCTGCCGCAACACGCGCAAACAACGCCTGCAATTTGTTGTAATCACCCTCGTTCGGTAACTGCCACTGACTGGTACCAAACCAGTGCGAAGCCATGTTTTTCTTTCCGGTGGCTTCCGCTATCTGTTTTGACGTTATTCCCAGTGATTTACGCGCATCACGAAAGTAAGAAATCAGCGGGGCCATGACGTGCTGTTTTAGCTCGCGCCCCTGTGCCACATAGCCATCATCTTTCGGGCGATACGGTCCCTGATAATGTTCTGCAAACAGAATGCGCTCTGTTGCCGGAAAATACGCCCGCAGACTTTCCTTATTGCACCCGTTCCAGCGTCCGGACGGCTTCGCCCAGATAATGTGGTTCAGCACATTAAAGCGCTCACGCATCATGATTTCGGTGTCAGATGCCAGGCGATGACCACAGAACAGGTAAAGACTTCCGGTAGGCTTCAGTACCCGCCAGAACTGCGCCAGACACTGGTCCAGCCATTTCAGGTAATCATCGTCGCCCTCCCACTGGTTATCCCAGCCCTCGGGCTTCACTTTAAAGTATGGCGGGTCTGTGACTATCAGATCGACAGAATTTTCCGGTAAGGTCTGGATAAACTCCAGGCAATCAGCGTTGATTAACTCACAACTGGATATTTTTACAGTATTAATCATAGATCAATAAGCACTTCTCTGATAGGCTCATACCGCTTTTGCGCAAAGCAGATGGGCCTGAGGTTTGCTTGTGACCCCAACGCATGAGCAGATGGCTGGCAGGTGCCGCTAACACCCCCCAGCCGCCCATTACCACAAATTAAAAAGCCTTCACTGCGGAAGGCGTCTGTAACAACCGAACTGATAATCTGCCAGACCCGCCATAACAAGCTGAGTCAGTATTAACTGGCAGCGTTCGCGTGAAAGGTAAGTATTCTGCGCAATTTCCCCGACGGTCGCCGGTTCGGTGATGCTTAATTCATTAAACACCACTCTGGCGGTTTCGGTCATATCCTACTGTTTTAGCATGCCTTTTTCCCTTTCCCGGTTAACGTGACATACCAATACCTCTTGTCGAAAAAGCCAGCAAGCTGAAAGACCGGCATTCGCAACCACCAGCGCATTTAACGTCCTGTACCGCTTTTCGGGCACAAAAAAACCCGCATAAAGCGGGTTCTTTCAGGTGTCCATGTCTGCTATTCGCCTCGCGGTATAGCTTTGCGAAGCGTAGCTGGATTGAAACAGTTTATGCGTAAAAAATCAAGACATTTTTTGAGCAAACGATTCTCGCATAGGGATGTATAGCGCATATTCAGCAACAGCTAACCAATTAGCAATTCGCTTTTCGCATGTACTAAAACACCATTCCGGGTGCACCTCATTCAACAATTCAGCCATTTTGCGTTTACTCATCCCCCGCCCTTCGTACCTTTGCCGCAGGATATCAATCAATCCAGGATAACGTGCAAGCGCTTTACTTATCACCCCATCAATGCGTAACGCCTCTGCATCAGTACAGTGAGACAACCAGCTCTTCTGTCTGCCAGCGATCATCTCTCGCAAGAATGCTTCCAGCTCTGGTTTATCAATCCCTGACTCCCTGATTCTACGCAGGGCTTCATTGATTGCGGTTTTTGTCAGTTTTTTGGATGCCAGCAACTGATTGAACATATTTCCTGGTTTGCCACCACCTATATACGACCAACGCCCCCACATCCGTAATTTCCCCTGGATCCAGACGGCTTCCAGCGTTTTTAGACGTAAATGCTCGCCGCTTTTGCCTGTAATTTCCGGGTATATCATATTTACGATCACTCACTCTCAATTTTGTAAATCTTCACGCCCAGCCGCCCCCCAGGAACGCGCTGACCGCGCACAATATTGATTTCATCAAACTGCTCGTCGTCTATGAGAAGTCCGGCATGCGTCAGCGCATCCAGTGGTGCTTTCAGGATATTGTCCAGGTCACGACGACGTTTATCCGGTGGCTCTGCAATAATCTTTATCGCCAGCCTTCCGGACAGGTTTAATTTCAGCCGCTGCTGGCGAACAATAAGCGCCACATCACGGCGATAACGCTCACCGGCTTTTGATACAAAATATGTGCTGCCACGACGTCGCCAGTAAGTGTTCACCGTTGGCGGGTAAGGCAAAACAAATTCTATGCGTTCAGTCATTCATGCTTTCCACTTCAGGACACCCGAATTTCTCGCGTGCATTAAAAAACGAATCAGCAACAACAGCTGGCTGCCGTGTTTTTCTTCAAAATCTTTTACCCCGGCGTGTAGTTCGCTATGGCATTTACGGCACAGCGGAATAACAAACAAATCATCAGCCTTTGTTCCCATCCCTCCCAGTCCATGACCAATGATGTGATGCGGATCATCTGCCTGATTACCACACGTCATGCATTTCTGCGTTTTTACCCAACGCGTGTATACAGGCATCTCTTCCCGTCGTGGTTTCTGGCGCTGGAGATACTGAGCCGGTGACTCCGGATCAACGGCAATGCTTACCACCGTCTTTTCCTGTGGCGGGTTTTGCTGGTGGGCGTGAGGCAGTAGCGCAATATTTTTTGTGCGCTGCTTCAGCATGCTGGTGGCGGTCTGCTCTCCCGGCACGATGTCGCTCTCGCGGTATACTGAGCGAATTTTTTCCGCGCGTAATCCCAGTGAACGACGTAACACCGTCTCCGGTAGTGCGTCCGCTACGTTATTTATGGTTGCCCACCAGGATAATTCAGCCAGCGATAATTCCCGCTCCTGCGTGCCATTCATTGCGTGGCGGATGACATCAATCATCCATGCTGACAGGTTTTGGTGAGCAAGCTGCCCGAGTGATTCGGAAGTCTGGTTACGCAGCTGGTTGTCGCAGTGCCAGCACAACACCATCGCGCCGGTACCGTAACGATGTATGACGGTTTCACTGTGATGGTAGTCACCATGAGGCCACTGGCAGGATTTAACGTGGCGTAACAGCCAGTCAGACAATGCACCAGCACCACCAGCAGCACGAATCACCCGCTCATCGCTGAAAAATGGCAGTAATGATTTATCCTCCGCCAGCGGCTGGCGAACAGCAGGAACGACTCCGGACGGCAGACCGCGCATGCTTTTCGGTTCCGGCTCCACCAGAACTCGAGGGTTATGAAATACCTGCATGGATTCACGGCCCGGTTTTAGCACCACCAGCCCAAGTTCCGGTACCGGAACAGGTCGAAGTAATACCCGCACGTTACCTCCAGATGCGTTGCTGGAATGTGCGGGACGGACGCGGTGGGCGTTCGGAATAAGGGAGCCTGACATAGATTATCCAGTGACGATAATCGAGGCTGAGGGCTTTCTTAATCTCGTATCCGCGTCTGCGGTAGTTATGAATTAGCCATTCGGCCTGTTCTTCAGTACATGGTGGGTGTTGGTACCAGTCGGTTTTAAATGCGTGTGAACGCCGCCCATGCCGGATGGCAAGGGCGGTATCAGAATTGTGAAATTTGGTTTTGTGCGCCATCGGTTGTCTCTGCTGGCGCAGCAGGTGCCAGTTGTTCAGGCTGGCGTGCGAATTGTAAACCAGAATGCCAGGAAAAAACAAAACCCGCCGAAGCGGGTTAAGTGCGGGTGCGTTGAGGATGCCTGACTCATCAGAGGTGGCGAGGGATTTCTCCCTCACCTGGTCTCTTACTCCTCAGGTTCGTAAGCTGTGAAGACAGCGACCTCCTTCTGGCCGGTTCGGATTCGTACCTCGCAGAGGTCTTTCCTCGTTACCAGTGCCGTCACTATGACGGTTAAACAGATGACGATCAGGGCGATTAACATCGCCTTTTGCTGCTTCATAGCCTGCTTCTCCTTGCCTTTCGGCACGTAAGAGGCTAACCTAGATTTGCCGTTCATAGATTGAGCCTCAGATTAATGTTAAACGTCTTGCAGGACGCGTAACGTTAACTGGGGCTTTTCTCTATCTGCCTTTTGGTGGCATGCCTGAGACAGATAACCTCAAGCACCCGCAGTAATTTTACATAAAGGTTATGGTTCCTTTCAATAACTCAACAATTTCCCATCTAAATACTACTCATATAGTCATATAGGCTGGCGATAATTTAAAGATAAGACTCTCTCTTTTTCTCCACCACATAATGCATTACCAACGCAAAAGTTACCATGGTAATTATATCTTAACGAAAAATACCCCGCGAACATATTCTACTCAACAAAAAATTTTGCGTACGCATTATTCTTTGTAGTATCTTAAGTATGTAATTATTTTTTACAGGAAATTTTTGCAATGGCTAGCAAGCGCTTTTTCTTCGATTTTTATCAATGTCACACTATAAGCACTGATACAAATGCAGGAGTTAATTCACCTGAAGCTGTTTTTTCAAAAATTTTTGAGTCATACAGCGAAGGCCGAGACAAAACTGTACGTAAAATAGGAAATAAACTAGTTGAAATGCGCTTCATGGAAAGAACCGACTATGGTTTCAGGGGAGTTATAGGAAAACACAGAACCAATAATCTCCCTCATGTTGCTGTAGCCGGAGGTGAAGAAAGAGAAATTAAACTTGAAATCAATGAAAACTTATTAGAAAAAGCTTATTTTCATTTTTATACCCAAGACTCAGTTTTAATAATTCAACGAAACAGACTCTGTTATGGCTGGTTGCTATTAAGTAAATATCTTTCCAACAGTTCACAAAATACAACTGTTAATCCCATCATTCAGACCAGTAGTTTAAAGTGGTTGATGCGTAATGAAGTTCGAATCAAAACTCTAGAAATCGGTATCGCTCGGCCAAAGAATGTGCAACTATATGAGGATATTGAACATAACTTCAACAATGCATTGATAGCCACTCTAAATGGTACTAATTCTGCCAAAGTAAATCTTACATTACGTGGGGATAGTCGTTCTGAAGATCCTGAATCTCGCTATCTAGGTTCTCAACTAAAAAGAGCCTTTAAAGAAACACTAGAGACTTTTGAGGTTGAAAAACTTAAACTAGAAACCCAAGACATTGAGACCGGTGTACAGCATCCTATCGATCTTGTAGCAGACAAATTAGTCTACTACACAGATGTTGAACTTGGAGGTAGGTATCCATTAGTTGGCAGCATTTGGAGCGCCTTAACTCTTGCAAAAGATAGTAAAGATGATGAATTGAAGGCATACTTTGGAGTAGCCAATCAAAGAGTTGATTAATTTTGGAGCGATGGTATGAAAAAGGGGAAATTGATAACTTTGTACAGTTATGGTTATAATTTAGCCTCTGTTGTTTTTTGTATCATCGCATGGCCTCTTTCTGCAAAGCTAAATTTTGCACAAATTCAGCCAATCGCTTCGGCCGTTTCTACATTTTCTGGGATATTATTTGGCTTTGTTTTAGGTTCGCTTACCTTGATTGCTTCAGCTAGAGATAATACGCTAATTAGAAATATAGGAAAAACTGGTTATTTGAAAAAACTGACCGAAGAAATGCACTCCACTATGGGATGGTTACTATCAGTTTGTATTATTTTTATCATTTTATTATTTTTCCCTGATACACTAAAGTTTAAATTCCCACTAGTAAAAGATGCCGACGAGCACACATATGCCCAACTATTACTCCAAGTGGGAATTTTTTTCCTGCTTATTACATTTAAAAAATTTTATACTACCTGGTCGCGTCTAAAGGACATAACAAGGCTCATGTGATATATCTATAATTGCACATAAAAAGACAATCCTAACAATACTCCCATTGTAAGTTGTATATTCTTTCTTATTGTTCCATCTGAACATTTGTACCTTCGTGCTATTGTACGCAAAGATATACCTATAACAAAATGAGCGATAATTAACTCATAGTCATCTATTCTATATTGTTTAAGCTTCAACATGCAGGTATCAATCATACGACCTTCATCGTTGCCACACTGACGGCGTAATTTCTTACCATGAGGTACTACATCTTTATATTTATCAGCCACTTGCTGCCAGTTGATAGAACTATTTCCAGCTGCAGCCCAAGCCCCCCAACTGTCCAAAATATCATATATATTAGCATTGCTATCCACCTTTTTTTTATATTCTTTTTTGAGGCAACCAAGAAGCATCCTGGCCATCGTTATTATTTCTATACTTGTAACTGATTCATAAGCATCAGGAGAAATAATCCTCCCATCACTTAATGCCCTTTCACTAAGATTTGCTATTTCCAATAATCGTTCTTTAGTTATTTCCATTATTATCTCCACCGCCCTTTCGGGCGGCCTCCTGATGTTCTGAGGGTGCAGAAATCCCTCCGGTTAAGGATTAAATTTTATTTACAGTGCTGGATTTAATTATTCAGATTTGGATTATGCTTTCTCTTCACTCCGGTATACAAGAATTACAACGTCACCTCTGCTAATCACGCGAGCTGGCTCTCCTGGTTCTATACTGTCAATATCGAAGGTCTCAAAAAACGCATTCATTGCCTTCTGCCGCTGCGTCTGTTTACAGCGTTTATTCCATTCTTTCAGTAACATCAGTGACAGCCACCGCCATGAGCAGAACATGATGTAGCACCAACCAAGAAGCGCCAGCCCCGTATTGAGGGCCGTACCAATCGTCATTGTTGCGTCGATATTCACTGTACCTCCTCCTGGAAAATAACTGCATGCCCCAGTTTCTCCGCCAGCGCCAGTTCTGCCTTAGCACCTGCTGACCGCTGCCAGCCTTTCAGCATGTAAATCGCATCCACACAACGAATCATTGCCATGCAATATCCATGTAGTGCGGCTGTGTCAGCCCATCCGGAAGCACAGCCGGATTTAAAACGGTATGCCCTTCCCGTTTCAGTTCCTCTTCCGCATTGTGAAACGCCTCACGGTTGAAATTTTTATACCCGGTCATTGGACCGGCGATATAGACTCTCACTCTCACGCCATCACCTCCTGAAAATTACCCTGATAAAACGCCAGCACTCGCTGCATAACCTCACTCTTCCGGCACTCGCGACAGATTATGTTCTGACGCCTGTCGTAGCGACGTATTTCTCCGTCAGGTAATGACCAGATAAGGTCCGGATCAACCGCAGATGGTTTCTTCAGCTTTGCCCTTGAGAGCTTTTTACGGGCATTTTGCCAGTCCTTACGCGCCTGTTCAGACGGGAATAACCCGTAACCAGAGTTGTATACATCGCCACTGGCAACCAGCTCTCTGGCCAGAACGCTCATCAGATATCTTGTTGCCCCAGTTTTAGTTTCCAGTTGTCGTAACGTCTCGCGCCCACTCTGGCGTACGAGTTCAACAACCTGCCCTTTAATTTTTTCCCGCTCTTCTTGTGTAAAAACTTTTGCCACAAGTCCTCCTGAAAATTACCTCATGACCAGAAATCAACACTTACCCCCTGAAGCCCGGTGGAATTTCGGTATCCGGTTCAGAAATATGATTCACACAACGCTGGTTGTTCGTGCCGCTTACCGGGAGCAGCCAGGGGTTTTCAAAATTCCGGTCCGGTCCAAAAAACGTCGTCGCTCGCTGAACAAATTCCGTTCCCGTTTTCCCGGTAGCCGCAAGGTATCTTGCGTAACGCCTCACGCCATCCAGCATGGCCTCTGGTGACACCCCCTCGCGTAATCTGGCCTTCCAGGCACTGAAAGCGGATTTCTTCGGGTTTGCCCCAGCACGCAACGGGTATTCCCGCCAGACCTGTTCGAACACATCCGGATAATCCACTCGTCTCACAGGCTGCCCGGTGTTTTCCGTGACTACCCGATCGGCTTCCCGCTGAATGGCGGAATCGGCTTCAGGCTGCTGCAGTTGGTGTGATTGCTCCGGCCTTGCGGTCATCACCTGCTGCACAGCGCCCGAATCGGCTTTCAGCGCATACGCTGAATCGGCTTCCGGTGTCGTGCCTGCTGGCTGACCAAGATTGACGGTCTGAACATCCCCTGCCTGGTTCGTGGCGTTTTTTACGCCATGGACCATAGTGTTTTGATCTTCTTGATCTGTATCTTTATCTGTATCTTTATCTGTCGTGACTCGTCGTGACATGTGCGTGACATTTCGTGACGCGCCGTGACAATCGCCATTTTGTTCCCGCTTTCTTTCCCTCTCTCGCTGCGCCCTCTTGCGCTCTGCAGGAGATTTTGCGGTTTGCGAAATATTGCCGTTGTCCTCTTTAAGCACCTGGCGTTTTTCCCATCCAGTGATTAAATCACCATCAAGTACCCGCCCCTGCATCGTCTGCAAAATTGAATCAATTACCTCTTCTGTCACGTCGAGCGCACTTGCCAAATCTTCTGTCGTGACATCAATGTGACCTCGCGTGACATTTCGTGACGCGCTCACCAGGAGGTGGATATACACTGCCATCACTGTTGCAATTGACTGCCCTGACACCCTGGCAATTGTTCGCCACTTAGGGTCATTTGGCATGTCATGCCATAATCTGAGCCAGGCGTTAGCCATACTCACCTCTTCTGATACCGAATCTTTTTACTCACGAGTTGCCGGAAGTGATTCGATATGGCTATTATCACTCAATGCACTGCCACAGCATTTCCTGCCGGGCCACCACGGTTCATCTGATTGAAACCGGCGATTGCCACTGCGACAAAATCATCAGCGTCTCTCACCAGTCGCTCCCGCGTCTCCACCAGCTCCCGAAAATAAGCTGAACTGTGGCTGCGCATTCTGGCCACCAGCAAAGGTGGCATTGCCTTTTCGATCGCTGGTAACAACGCCTGAATTTTTTCAACTGCATCAGGGGTGTCTTTCTCTATCCAGCGGAAAATTTTCTGGGTATTGCGAGCCAGGGCTTCCGGATGGCTGTCGTCATACAGTTCTGGGAACGTCATACCCAACTCAAAATAAGCCTGGGTTATTCCAGCTGCTGGAACTTTTTCGCCATCAGGACGCGCCCAGGCATTCATCGCCATGCGGATGTGTTCATGCTTGATTTTCATGAATCCCCCCCTTGGTTAGAAGGCGGATTATGATCAGAACCGGGAATGACAACCGTCGGTATGTGTAACTCATATTTGAGCGCCCCGGCAGTGACTGCCTGAATTAGCAACGCCCATTTCCACGGAACCTCTTCCCCCCACATGCTGACTGTGGTTTTTGACGTTCCTAGAGCTGCGGCTGTTTTAACAACTCCGCCAAAATAGCCTAATACTTCTGATTTTTTCATGAGTCGCTCCATAAAACTGAACGCCAAAAGTTTAATAATCAAAACCAAAGAAAGTCAAGAAACAAAACCATCTGTGTTTTAAAATCAAAACATGAGCAAGCAAACAATATCTGAACGCATAACCCAACGTATGCATGCGCTAAACCTGAAAGGCAAAGACCTTGTCAATGCCACTGGCGCATCAAAAGGCTCCGTAAGTCAATGGATGAACGGTGGAGGAGCGCCGTCCTCGCGTTACATAAGTTCACTGGCAAAGATATTGAAAGTAAACGAAAATTGGCTTCTTAATGGAGGAGAGTTAAATACAGGTGATTCGCTTGATCTATCTTTACCGCCGATAAAAACGGTTCCGCTACTATCACTTCAGCAGGCAGCAAGCTGGAGTGATTATATGAAAAATTCCTCAATAACCTCTTGTGTGCAGCTTGTCGGAGAAATCCCGGCCAATACCTTTGCAGTTGTTCTAGAGAGTGACAGTATGTCAACATCTGGTGGGGGAGTTTCCATCCCAAATGGTTCAACAGTTTTTGTTGATCCCGATCGAACCGTACAACCAGGAAATATTGTCCTTGCCTTACCCAAAGGGACCACAACACCTGTCATTCGTAAACTGGAGATAGAAGGGCCGGATATTCTTTTAGTCCCCACGAATCCTCGCTACCCTTCAATTATGCTGGATGATCTATCTTGCATATTGGGCGTATGCTTTAAAATTCAACAAGATATTTAACCAACCTCATCTATTTGATTAACTGTATGCCATCGTGGTGATGGCTTAACAGCTGCCTGCTTAAAATGTTTTGATAAAAAAACATTGACCTGTAAAGTTCATTTTTCTAAACTTCATTCATTCCCTCACTCCACCCCACAGAATGCAGGGCAATACTTCGAGTTACCCGGCAGTGGTCAGGGGTTAAGTAGCCAGCCCGAGGCGTAAGAACATGACGGCAGGGTTCAACTTTAATAACTATGCAGCAGGTTTTTGTTCCGCTACCCCGGCGTTAAGGGGAAATGAGGTCAACATGGATACTATCGATCTTGGCAACAACGAATCTCTGGTGTGCGGCGTGTTTCCCAACCAGGACGGCACGTTCACCGCGATGACGTATACCAAAAGCAAAACGTTTAAAACCGAAGCTGGCGCGCATCGCTGGTTAGCAAGAAACTCTGACTGATGAGGTTGACGATGGAATTTAAAGATTTACCTACTTCAATCCAGGAGATTGCAGCACACACACTTCGTCATCGTCTGAACGAACTTGCATTGGAATCGGTAACGAAAAAAGACACTGATAATATGGCTCGTAATGTGCGCGATGCGTTTACCGGATTGTATTTCTGTGCGTCTGTAAATAAACACGACTCAGATAGTGTGGCAAATAAAATTGCAGAAACGACAGCGCAAAACATCAATACGAAACCAACGGAAGAAGAAATTGATCAGTTTGCTCATGATGCTGGTTTAAAAAACAAGAAAGAAAAATCGCCATATGCGGGGAACATGTTTGTTTATGACAATCTCATCAGAATTCGTGGCGAAATTCCGGCGGAATACCTGGCAAGAGTCCATCAGGCATTGCTTAAAAATCTGGAAACAGAATTATTTGATGGCAACACTAACGGTTTCTTCATGGTATCAGGCCTTGAGAAAGACTGGGATGCAGAAAAACGCTGGAATGTTGCCACATGGTTATTCAGTAACAGAGCCGCTGCCCTGGAAGCTTCGGCATGTATTTGCGGCCTGTTCTTAACAGACCACAAATATAATCTGGATGTGTACAGTTATATTTACGCTGAACACGGTCCGCTCTGGATTGACTGGTAATTATAAGGAAACACCAGCAGGGCCGAGGCGACCAACTGAACGATTAAAATCAATAATGCCATTATAAAGGACATTATTTAATTTATCGTCGAATGCTGATTCTGTGAGCCTCAACTCTGAATGAGTTTTTAATAACCCTGATTGCCTGAGTTGATTTACCAGGCATTCAATCTGTTTTTCAATAAGCGGATTTCTTTTTTTGTTTGGCATTTTATCCTCCATTGAGGTTCTGGGTTAAAAATGGAGACCAACACGCTGCCACGTGTGGTCGTGCGCCGGACACGGATAAGAATCCGGTACTGACAGTTTACTGAAAGGATATATCCCTGAAAAGCCAGGGCATAACGCGAAAGCGCACGGCGAAGTTCGTCTCACTGTACGGTGTCGTTAAATTTAATTCGACCGTGCGCTTCCGGTTGTGGCACTCCGCGAAATGGCGCGGCGGTAAGTATGGCGGGGTTATTCCTCCCCCATTGAGACACCGGGTTGCCAGGTTGACCATACGCTTAAGTGACAACCCCGCTGCAACGCCCTCTGTTATCAATTTTCTGGTGACGTTTGGTGGTATCAGTTTTACTCCGTGACTGCTCTGCTGCCCTTTTTAAAGTGAATTTTGTGATGCGGTGAATGCGGCTGAGCGCACGCGGAACAGTTAAAACCAAAAACAGTGTTATGGATGGGTTCTCTGTATCCGGCGTTAATTGTTAACTGGTTAACGTCACCTGGAGGCACCAGGCACCGCATCACAAAATTCATTGTTGAGGGTGCGATAATGAAAACGTTATTACCAAACGTTAATACGTCTGAAGGTTGTTTTGAAATTGGTGTCACTATCAGTAACCCAGTATTTACTGAAGATGCCATTAACAAGAGGAAACAAGAACGGGAGCTATTGGATAAAATATGCATTGTTTCAATGCTGGCCCGTTTACGCCTGATGCAAAAAGGATGCTGGCAATGAATACTACATTTGCACTTGTTCTGACGGTTTTTCTTGTTTCCGGTGAACCGGTTGACATGGTTACTGGCGTATACGGCTCAATGAAAGAATGCATGGTTGCCGCAGTGGAACAGAAAATTCCCGGTAACTGTTATCCGGTCGATAAAGTTATTCACATGGATAATAACGAAATCCCGGCAGGACTTAAAACAGCACCGTAATTAATATCCGGTTTCATTTTTATATGCCAGCAATGGCAGGGATTTGTTCACCCTTAAATCTGTAATGAGGTTAAAACAAAATGAGTAAAGTCTTTATTTGCGCCGCTATTCCTGACGAACTGGCAACAAGGGAAGAAGGCGCTGTGGCTGTAGCCACAGCCATTGAAGCTGGCGACGAACGCCGTGCTCGAGCAAAATTTCACTGGCAATTCCTGGAACATTATCCGGCTGCTCAGGACTGCGCTTATAAATTTATTATCTGCGAGGATAAGCCCGGTATACCCCGCCCTGCCCTCGATTCCTGGGATGCTGAATATATGCAGGAAAACCGCTGGGATGAGGAGTCTGCTTCCTTTGTCCCGGTTGAGACTGAATCAGATCCGATGAACGTCACTTTTGACAAGCTGGCCCCTGAAGTACAGAACGCTGTCATGGTTAAGTTCGACACATGTGAAAACATCACCGTTGATATGGTGATTAGCGCGCAGGAATTGTTGCAGGAAGACATGGCAACATTCGACGGACATATCGTTGAAGCGTTGATGAAAATGCCAGAAGTTAACGCCATGTATCCGGAGCTTAAGCTGCATGCCATCGGGTGGGTTAAGCATAAATGTAAGCCTGGTGCCAAATGGCCCGAAATTCAGGCAGAGATGCGCATCTGGAAAAAACGTCGCGAAGGTGAACGCAAGGAAACCGGGAAATACACGTCTGTTGTTGATCTCGCCCGCGCCAGAGCCAATCAACAGTACACTGAAAACTCAGCAGAAAAAATCCACCCTGTCACTGCAGTCATTCGTCGCGAATACAAGCAGACATGGAAAACACTGGATGATGAACTGGCCTACGCTCTCTGGCCTGGTGATGTGGATGCCGGAAACATTGGCGGCAGCATCCATCGCTGGGCAAAAAATGAAGTTATCGACAACGACCGCGAAGACTGGAAGCGTATCTCGGCATCAATGCGCAAACAGCCTGATGCCCTTCGCTACGACCGCCAGACTATTTTTGGCCTTGTTCGTGAACGTCCGATCGACATTCACAAAGACTCTGTGGCACTGAACAAATACATTACTGAATACCTGACTACAAAGGGCGTGTTTGAAGATGAAGGAACAAATCAGAGCGCAACTGATACTCTCTCGTCGCCAGTACCAGAAACTGATGCAGTGGAAACGGCAATTCCGGACAACGAAAAACCGAATGCAAAGTGGAAGTCGAACCATCTGTAGAGCGTGAGGGGCCGTTCTACTTCCTCTTCACCGACAAGGATGGCGAAAAATACGGTCGCGCAAACAAACTTTCTGGTCTGGATAAGGCGCTGGCTGCCGGGGCTACTGAAATCACGAAAGAAGAATATTTCGCCCGCAAAAACAGTACATGCTCAGGTTCACAACAAAATACTGGTGCATCTGACACGACCGCACAGCCAGAACCGGTAAAAGTTACCGCTGACGAAGTAAACAAAATTATGCAGGCAGCCAATATCAGCCAGCCTGACGCCGATAAGTTGCTTGCTGCATCACGTGGTGAATTTATTGAAGGGATTAGCGACCCGAATGATCCGAAATGGGTGAAGGGGATTGAAACCCGCGATACTGTGAACCAGAACCAGCAAGAAACGGAACAGAACGACCAGAAAGCGGAACAAAACAGCCCAAATACGCAACAAAACGAGCCAGAAACGAAACAACCTGAACCAGTAGTGCAACAGGAACCGGAAAAAATCTGCACCGCCTGCGGTCAGAGCGGTGGCGGCAACTGCCCTGATTGTGGTGCGGTGATGGGGGACGCAACATACCAGGAAATATTCGATGGAGAGAATCAGCCTGAAGTTCAGGAAAATGATCCGGAGGAAATGGAAGGCACTGCGCATCAGCACAAGGAGAACACTGGCGGCAATCAGCATCATGCCAGCGATAGTGAAACTGGCGAGGCGTCAGATCCCTTAATTAAGGCGAACGGTCATCATAATCTCACATCCACCAGCAGAGCGGGGATTCATCTGATGATCGACCTTGAAACCATGGGAAAAAATCCCGATGCCCCGATTATCTCAATAGGTGCAATATTTTTCGATCCGCAAACCGGAGATATGGGACCGGAATTTAGTAAGACTGTCGATCTGGAAACTGCTGGCGGAGTCATTGATCGGGACACCATTAAATGGTGGCTTAAGCAATCACGCGAAGCGCAATCTGCCATTATGACCGATGAAATCCCGTTAGATGATGCACTGTTACAATTGCGGGAATTTATCGACGAAAACTCCGGTGAATTTTTTGTTCAGGTCTGGGGAAATGGAGCCAACTTCGACAACACGATTTTGCGCCGTTCATACGAACGGCAGGGGATCCCCTGCCCGTGGCGTTACGACAACGATCGCGATGTACGCACAATCGTTGAGCTGGGGAAAGCCATAGACTTCGATGCCAGAACGGCTATTCCATTCGAAGGTGAGCGCCATAATGCACTTGATGACGCTCGTCACCAGGCAAAATACGTTTCAGCTATCTGGCAAAAACTGATCCCGAATCAGGCTGATTTTTAATGTTCAACCGTCGCCAGTTATCGTTGATATTCTGCAACTGGCGCGTTCCGGAGTGATAGCCATGAGCGAACAGTACCTGATAACGCTCGACGAATGGAAACCAAAACGGTTCAGTCTCCCAATAACAAACACTACCCTGGTGAAATACGGAAAACTAGGATACATCGTTCCAAGACCACAAAAAATTCGTGGGCGTTGGCTGATAGATCGCCGAGCAGTATTTGTTGGGCCTGGTGAAACGGGAATTGCGCCGGAAATTCATACTGGCGATGATGATGCACTGAAGGAGATTTTAACTCATGTCACCGAGGCCACGAAAAAACAGCACTGACGTAGCCGGTCTTTACGAAAAGTTTGATCGCAGAACTGGCAAGGTTTACTACCAGTATAAAAACCCTGTGACTGGAAAATTTCACGGACTCGGAACAGACAAAGGTAAGGCAGAAAAAATCGCTTCCACAGCCAATCAGCGAATAGCTGCAGCAGAAGCTGAATATTTCATGCGCAAAATTGATGAAAGTCCGTCAGCAACAAAACGTCGGGGTATCAGATTAAAGGCATGGGTTGATCGATATCTGAAAATACAGGACACGCGACTGAAAAATGGAGATATTGCAGCTACAACTCACAAAGAAAAAACTCGAATGGCTGCATATCTGGTTTCCCGTCTGGGAAACCACCCATTGAAAGAACTGGAAGTAAGAGACTTTGCATTAATACTGGATGAGTGGCTGGATAAAGACATGGTCAGTACAGCGAGAGTAAATCGCGGATTATGGGTTGATATTTATAAAGAAGCACAGCATGCAGGGGAAGTTCCTCCTGGATGGAATCCTCCGGAGGCTACCCGTAAACCGATCCCTAAAGTAACCAGAGCCAGGCTCACCCTGGAAGACTGGCAAAAAATATACAACGCAACACCTGAAAAACACTTTATCCGTAACGCAATGCTTCTTGCGATTGTCACTGGTCAGCGCCGTGATGACATTTGCCACATGCGTTTTTCGGATGTGTGGAACGAACACTTACATATCACCCAGGGAAAAACCGGAATGCGTCTGGCGTTACCGCTTACACTACGCTGTGATGCCATTGGGATAACGTTAAAAGAAGTTATTGATGGGTGCCGAGACAGAATATTAAGTCCATATCTAATCCATAGTCGGCACCAGAAACAACCAAAGCCGATGAGTAAAGACAACCTGAGCGACTACTTTGCCAAAGCACGGGAGCTGGCTGGGATAATTCCACCAGCAGGAAAAACTCCGCCAACATTTCATGAACAACGTTCTCTATCAGAACGGCTGTACCGTGCACAGGGTATCGATACAAAAACATTACTAGGACATAAAGTCCAAGCAACCACCGACCGCTATAACGATACTCGAGGTCAGGAATGGGTTAAGTTGGTTATTTGA